TGATGTGGTCATGGAAGAAGCCTCTGAGTTCACATTAGATGACTACACGCAGTTGACTTTGCGTTTAAGGGATAAGAAACACTTAAATAAGCAAATATTCTTGATGTTTAACCCGGTATCGAAAGTAAACTGGACGTATAACGCATTCTTTGTAAAGAAACCAAAAAATACGGTTGTTTATCACACATCCTACAAAGATAATCGTTTTTTAGACAAGGTCACAATTGAGAATATCGAGGAACTGGCTAACAGAAACGAAGCGTACTACAAGATTTACGCTCTGGGTGAGTTTGCAACTCTGGACAAGCTAGTCTTTCCGAAATACGAGAAGCGGTTACTGAATAAAAGCGAATGGGAGCATCTGCCGGCTTATTTTGGTCTTGACTATGGATTCATCAACGACCCGTCAGCTTTGCTTCATGTAAGGATAGACGATGTCAACAAGCGATTATACGTCGTCGAGGAATTTGTAAGAAAAGGTTTAACAAATGACAAGATTGCAGAAAGTATCAAGGCCCTTGGGTATGCAAAAGAGCAAATTAGAGCAGACTCGGCTGAAAAGAAATCGAACCAAGAATTGCGAAATCTTGGAATCCCTCGGGTTATTGATGTGCAGAAAGGTCCTGGATCGGTTATGCAAGGGATTCAGTATCTCTTACAGTACGACTGGGTAGTTGATGAACGATGCGTGAAGCTGATTGAAGAACTGGAAAATTACACTTGGAAGAAAGACAAAAAAACTAATGAGTACATCAACGAGCCGGTTGATAGCTACAACCACTGCATCGATGCGATTAGATACGCTTTGCAAGATAGGATATATAAAACAAAAATCAAACTATTCAAAGGAGGTTTTTAAAAATGGCAAAAGTTTTTGTTAATAAACGCAAAGTCATTACGACAACAAGCGATGAAGTGACTGAAGAAATCGTTACTGAAGCGATTAGGCTTCACATGAGCAAGTTGGTCAATAATTATGTTGAAAGCGAGGATATGTACCTTTCGCAACATGAAGTTTTGAAGATGACTAAAAAAGCTAGCTGGAAGCCTGACAATAGACTGGTTTTTAATTACGCCAAGTACATTGTCGACACGTTCACAGGTTATCAAATTGGAGTGCCAGTTAAAATCAAGCATGAAGATGAAAACGTGAATGAGTTTGTTGCTGATTTTCGTAAGATTAATGACATGGAAGATTCAGAGTTTGAGCTTGCTAAGATGTCTAGCGTGTTCGGCCATGCGTTTATCTACGTCTATCAAGATGAATACAAGCATACTAGAGCGACCTATAACAGTCCAATCAATATGCTTATCGTACACGATAATAGCATTGAAGAGCGTCCATTATTCGCAGTAAGGTACACGTTTAACGAGAATAGCCAAACAGGTGTCGGACAAGTTATCACGAATGATGAAGTGATTGACGTTACATTTTCAACTGGTGGTTCAGTAAGGTTTGGTGAACGCAATCAACACATCTATAATTCTATTCCAGTTGTTGAAGTGATTGAGAATGAAGAACGCCAGAGTATTTTCGAAAGCGTCAAGACTTTGATTAACGCTTTGAATAAGGCTGCAAGCGAGAAAGCGAATGATGTAGATTATTTCGCAGATGCTTATTTGAAGGTACTTGGCGTTGAATTACAGGAAGAAGATGCTAGCCAAATCAGAGAGAACAGGATTTTCAATCTTTGGAAAAATGGTGACGGACCGTTGCCTGAGGTTAATTTCTTAGAAAAACCAAGTTCAGATACGACTCAAGAGAACCTTATCAGCTTGCTGAAAGAGTCTATCTTTGCCATTTCCATGGTCGCTAATATGTCTGAATCTGAGTTTGGAAATTCATCTGGTACTGCTCTTGCTTTTAAACTGCAAGCAATGGACAATCTTGCCCGAATGAAAGACAGAAAACTCCAGTCAGCGTTTAATCGTTTGTATCAGATTGTGTTTAGCGTGCCTTTGACAACTGTCTACGAGGAAGCTTGGGCAGGTTTGACTTATACATTTACTAGAAATGTACCAAGAAACATTCTTGAAGAGGCACAGATTGTCGGACAATTGTCTGGACAAGTATCTGAAGAAACCAAGCTATCTGTCCTATCTATCATCGATGATCCACAGAAAGAAATCAAAAGAATGGAAAAAGAAGAGGAAGCGATGGGCGACCTCGAAACACGCTTGGAAAAACAAAAAATCTACTCAGATGCTGAAATCGATGAAAGTCAGAAAGTTATAGCAGATGTTGACCAGTAAGTATTGGGAAGATAGGTATCGTGCCGAAGAAAAGGCTAGAGAACTAGCAGATAAGAGAGTAGCTTATCAACTGCACGGTGTCTATCAGCAACACGCTAATGAGATTCAAAAGGAAATAGATAGTTTTTGGCAAAGGTATGCTGATAAAGAAGGTATCACGAAGCTAGAAGCTAAACAGAGAGCTGATAGGCTTGACATGGTTAATGTTGAGTTTAAAGCTAAGCAGTTAGTTGAGCGTGCTAATCGTTTGAGGGAACGTGGCCAGAAAGTGACGAGCAAAGATTTCACGAAGGCAGAAAACGACTTGATGAAACTCTATAACTTGAAGATGAAAACAAGTCGTCTTGAAGTATTGCAAGCAAATATCAAACTTCATCAATATGATTTGGCTTTGAGTGAGTTTGAAATCATTGATAAGCACTTGACTGAATCAATCAGACGTGAAAATCTGTTTAGTGCTGGTGTATTGAATATGACTCTAGGTAGTTTCGAAGCCTCAAAAGTATCTGCTGACTCTATTGTGTACGCTAATTTCTACGGCTCTAACTGGTCTACTAATATCTGGACGAGACAGAACGAACTAAGAGATATCGTCAAGAAAGGTGTTACTGATACCGTTTTGAGAGGCAAAGGCACAAATGTTCTGATTAACAACCTTAGGAAAGAGTTTGATGTTTCGTATGGCTACGCTAGACGGTTGGCAGTTACAGAGTCAGCAAGGGTTTATTCAGAAGCACAGAAAACTAACTATGAGGCTAATGGTGTCGAAGAATATGAAATCATGACAGAATTAAAAGCGTGTCAGATTTGCCAACCGTTCAATGGGAAGATATTTAAAGTATCTGAGTTGGTTCCAGCATTGAACGCACCACCGTTTCATCCTAACTGTCGATGTACGACAGTACCGCATTTTAGGAAAGATTCAAAGCGCTATGGAATACGTGATGATACGGATTATAAAGCTTTGAACAACAAGTATGTTGCGAAAGACGGGGAAAAGATGTATAATCAGGGTATGGATAAGTTGGATTCTTTAGTCTCTAGCGGTTCAATAAGCGCTGCTCGTGGAGACGTAGAGAAACAAAAGAATGACTTTGCAGTAAGATACTACAATCAGTTGAGAAATTCGAACAGAGCAGACGTTGTGAAAAAAATGGTAAAAAGCAGTAAACTACCATATTCAACAGTGTTAAAAGCATTAGAACACATCCTAGACAATAAGTATTTATTGTGGGATTATGAAGCCTTTGAAGAAAGAATGATGAACTTTTATCCACATTATGATATGGCTCAAAGTTTCCAAAGGTTATACACGGGCAACCCAAAAGAGAGTGATATAATAATGCTACAACACGAGAGTCTTGAGTCGTACTACATGAATCATAAAAAAATGGATTATGATGAAGCTCATAAAAAAGCTAACATAAAATTTAATTATCAGGAGGCAAGTGAAAATGGCGAAGATTGATAAACAGATTATTACTTTGAGCAGGATTGAAGACGACGCCACTCTGCGACAATATTCTGCAGTGAGTGGAGAGTGTGAAGGCATTGCTACAGTGGATAAAAACACCTTGAATTACAGTTATACAGGCGACGATTTGGAAGAGTTTGCTTCGTTTGTAAAAGATACTTTAATTAAAAGCATCAAACTTGGCAAAAAATTGCCAGATAAATTTTCACACGGTTTTGGGTAAAAAAAATAACCAACAATTATCAAAGCACCTAGAAAAATCTAAGTGCTTTTTTCGTGCTCAGAAAGGATTGAAGAAATGAAATACAGAAAGAAACCTGTAGTAATCGAGGCGGTTCAGTTCGTAGATACTGAAGAATCAATTTTGAAATTGTCAGAGTTAGGATTGGATCCAGTTCGTGTAGATTATGCTGATTTGGATAATCCAGTTCTAAAGATAGAAACACTTGAAGGATTGATGGTAGCAACAGAAGGCGACTACATTATCAAAGGTGTGCAAGGTGAATTTTACCCATGCAAGCCTGATATTTTTGCAGAAACATATGAAAAAACGGAGGAATAAAAATGTTAGAAAAAGCAAAACAATTGGCATCACAAGAATTTTCGCGCTTATCAGGTCGTGAAATCAAAGCAGAAGATTGCTTTGTAGTTTGGTTTAGCAAGACTTTACAAAATTGGAAAGCTCTTGTTAGTACGAACGCAATTACATCAAGCAAACCTTGTGGAAATTATGCAGAAATCACGCATAACGGAGACAAGAAAGAGACTTATGTGGATGTTTACGCCAAGGTTTCAAATCGTTCTATTAAAGATTAGGAGGTGATCCAGAATCTTGACTTGCAGGAATAGACTGCTATAAATCACTGTAAATTGCTATAAATTATTGAATTGAAGAAAGGAGTAGAAAAAATGGTAGATTGGAAAGAAAGATTTAGAAAAGAATATCATGAATTGAGAGAACGATTCAAAAAAATAGACATGATGATTGGTCGATACGAAAAAGGGCAGCTAGAGTTTGAACCTAAATGCCCGATTGATTTGTTAAAGCGTCAGCGTTCAGTCATGTGGGATTATCTTTCGATTCTAGAACAGCGTGCGAAAATTGAAGAAATTAAACTATAAAACCTAACCGTATGGAATCCCGTACGGTTTTTATATTGTCCGAACTTTGACGACATTAAAAGCCAAGGATATCAGTCCACTCGGACTTAAAAGGAGGGCCTTAAATGGCAGAAGAACAAAAAACAACTGTAGAAGAACCTGAACTTGAACAAGCTAGCACTCAAGAAGAAAAAACTACAGAAAAAACATTCACACAATCTCAGCTTGATGAAATCATTCAGAAAGAAAAAGCTAAGGCCAAGCGTTCTGCTGAAAAAGAGTATCAAGCTAAGATGGATGAAGCCGAAAAGCTACGTCAGATGAACGAAACCCAGAAAGCAGAGTATGAACAGGAAAAACAAAAAGCATACATTGCTGAACTGGAAGCCAAAATCAATCGTAGCGGACTAGAGCGAGAAGCCTCTAAAATGCTTTCTGAAGGCGGTATTGTTGTAGATGATAAAATCCTAGGACTTGTCGTACAAGACACCGCAGAGGCTACACAGGAGGCTGTAGAAAGCTTTGTAGCTTTGGTGAATGACTTAGCCGATAAGAAAGTCGGTGAGAAACTAAAAGGTAAGACACCTAAGAAGATGGAAGATGTTTCTGATGGTGGAATTACCAAAGAACAATTTAACAAAATGGGTTATCAAAGTAGAAATGAATTACTACAAAATAACCCAGAACTATATCATAAGTTGAAAGGATAATAGACAATGACACAAACTAAACTTGCACAAATGGTCAACCCAGAAGTAATGGCTGATATGGTATCAGCTAAACTTCCTAAAATGATTAAATTCACACCGCTTGCATTCGTCGAGCGCACACTTGTTGGGCAACCAGGCACAACTGTCACAGTTCCAAAATGGGAATACTCTGGAGATGCCAAAGACATCGCCGAGGGTGAAGCGATCACTCCAGACCAATTGACTACTAAGAAGTCTACTATGACGATCAAAAAAGCTGGTAAAGGTATTGAACTTACAGATGAATCGGTTCTTTCTGGTTATGGTGATCCAATCGGTCAAGCGACACATCAAATTGCTTTGGCTATCGCTAACAAAGTAGATAATGATTTAGTGGAAGAAGCTAAAAAAGCCACTCAATTCGTAGCTGAAGCACCTACAACTGGCGATGCACTTGATAAAGCGTTGGCAGTCTTTGCAGACGAAGAAGACGCACGTTACGTTGCTCTTCTCAACCCTGAAGATGCTATTGCTTTGCGCGGAGATGCTGCTAAAGAGTGGGTTCGTGGTTCAGAAATCGGCGCGGATATCGTTGTATCTGGGACATTTGGCGAATTCCATGGTATTCAAATTGTTCGTAGCAAGAAAGTTGAAAAAGGTAAAGGTTTCCTTGTTAAAGTTTCAGCTGTTGACACAGATACAGATGATGTCGCTAAATACGGAGCGTTTGTAATCAATCTTAAACGTGATGTAGCTATCGAAACAGACCGTGACATCCTTAAAAAGACAACGGTTATCACTGGTGATGAACACTATGGCGTTTACTTGTACGATCCTACACGAGTCGTTAAATTCGGGGGTGCTTAATGGGGATGATGTTACGCAGACATCATCAAAACAAAGAGCAGAAAGTTGAAGAAGTTATCAACTATGGAGATTTCACGGTGAAAGAACTAAAAGATATTGCGAAAGAACGCAATATTGACGGTTATTCGACCTTGAACAAAGAGGAACTTGTCTCTGTATTGGAGGGATAGCATGGCAGATATCTCTCAAGTTAAAACATTGTTAGGAATTAACGATAATTTACAAGACACATTACTTAATACAATCTCTACATTGACAACTTCTCATTTTTTGGCTTATGCTGGGGTTGATGATGTTCCACAAGGTCTTGATTACATCATTACCGAGGTTATGATTAAACGGTTCAATCGAATAGGTGCAGAAGGGCTAACAAGGCACGACATAGAGGGTGCTTCGATGTCTTTTAGTTCAGATGATTTCAAAGAGTATGACAGCATTATCAAGCGTGTTTGCGCTAAAACATTCAATGCGGGGTTTAAAATGTTATGAGATATAACGATAGAGTTGAAATTCTCAATAAGAAATCCGAAGTGTATGATCCAGAAACTGGAGAATACACAACAGGAGAAGATGAACGACTTGTCTTGCCAGCTTATGTTATGGACTTGGGTCTTAATAAGCAAGTTGCTGTATTTGGCGCTTATAAGCGAGACTCAAAGGTTGTTTATCTGCAAAATAAACCTAAAATCGCATTTGATTATCTTAACTATCAAGGAGAACGCTATAAGTGTAGAGCAGACAAGCAATCCGAGACAGTTTTTTACTTAGAAAGGGACAAATCGATTGGGTAGTACAACTTTTCAACTTCGAGGTTTAGACAAGCTTCAAGCGAAATTGCAACGAATTGCAAAGCTTGAAGAAGTTGAAAAAATCATCGAAGAGCATGGCAGTAACATGCAAAAGAAAGCTGTTGAGAATGCTTCAAAATTTAGGGGGCATTATGAGGGTAGAGGAAGCAGCAGGCACTTTGTGAAGCCTACTGGTGCTACTAAGCGTTCTATCTCTGTAAACAGTAGTAAGATTGATCGGTTCAAGTATCGTGTTGCTCCCGGAACACATTATGCTGCATACGTTGAACTAGGCACTCGGAAAATGAGCGCACAACCGTTTATTAAGCCAGCTTTTGACGACCAAAAAGCACTTTTCAAGCGTGATTTGGAAAGGTTGGTTAAATGAAATCAAGAGAACAAGCAATTTTTGACAGCGTATTTAAACGTTGTCTTTTTTTAGGTTACACAACTTACGATTACAAGCCAGACGATAATGCTCCTTATCCGTTCGTTGAATTTGAGGATACGACTTCATTGCTCGTGCCAAACAAGACGGATGTTAAGGGGACAGTTGAACTGGTTGTCTCTGTTTGGAGCACTCGTAAGAAACGTAAACAGGTATCTGATATGTGTTCGAGTATCTTAGCTCAAGCGATGATGGTTGGTGAGGCAGACGGCTATCATGTAGCTTTGAATATTGCTCAATCAACTATATCGCTTATGGATGACGATACGACAGTCGAACCGCTAAAACGCGGTCGTATTCGGTTAGTATTTACAATTTTATAGAAAAAGGAGGGCATGAAATGCCTATTGCAAAAAAAGGGATTGACAGTATTCTATTATTTCGCTTGTTGAGTGAAGCAAGCAAAGCAGATGGTGCTAAATTAGCATTTCAAACTGAACATTCATCTGAGAAGAGCCGTGACGCTAACTCGGTTAAAACTAAAGACGGCGTTCTTCAATCAGTTGGTGGCATTGAGGTTTCTATCAGCGCTACGACTATCATGGCTGAAGACGATGAACTTGTTGCTAAGCTTGAAAAAGCTATGGATAAGGGAGAACTTATCGAAGTTTGGGAAATCGAAAAGAATGCTAAGAAGCAAGGTGATAAATTTGAGTCAGTATACTACCAAGGTTATCTAACTGCATTCAAGAAAACCAAGAACGCTGAAGATTTGATTGAACTCGAACTAGAAATCGCAGTTAATGGTACTGGTGTCAAGGGATATGCTACTCTCAACACCAGCCAAGCTGAAGTGGTTCAGTATGAGTTCGCTGACACTACTAAGTCAGCATCTAGTTCATCAGCAGCTTCAGGCGTTCCAGGAGTTGGTGGGTAGAAGAAATTGAGAGAGGTGCATGCCTCTCTTTTTTATTGTATTTTGTAGAAAAAAGGAGAAATAACAATGCAATTAGCAATCAATGGAAAAACTTACAATGTGAAATTCGGTGTTAAATTTGTACGTTCGTTGGATAAAACTTTCCCAATCGAGCGCAACGGAATGAAATTTGGGATGGCTTTATCTGCTAAAATTCCTGAATTGTACGCTAAAAACATCGCTTCCTTGGCTGATATTCTCTATCACGGAACAGTCACAGAAAGCCCACGACCTTCCTTAGCCGATGTTGAAACGTTTGTTGAAGAGCATGAAGATTTAGAACAATTATTTGATGATGTTATTCAAGAATTGAGTGAATCAAATGCGGGTAAGTCTTTGATGTCGGAGATGAACCAAGATCTCAAGAAGTAGTTAAGAAATCATCTCTTGAAACGTTTGAGGAAATCATTATAAATTGTGTTCGATTTCTGAACATCACAGACATGAACGAGATTGGTCGTATGACAATGTACGAGTACGATTTGCTAATGACTGGGGTGTTGCTAAGAAAACAAGATGAAGATGAACTCTTACATCGCTCTGCTTGGCTATCTAGACAAGTGGAAGCTACTAAATTGGACGGCAAAACTCCTTTATATAAAAAATACAGTGATTTTTACAAGAAAAAAGATACGACTAAGCAAAAGTATCAACTTTCAGAAGAAGAGAAGCGAGTCTTACTGAAAGCGAATTTGAAATGAAAGGAGGTAAATAATGGCAGAAACTTATTCGGTCGAAGCGATACTAACCGCGGTTGACAAAGGAATGAGTTCGACTTTGAACGGATTACAGAAGGCAATTAACGGACTTGAAAAAACATCATCTGCATTTGATACGATTTCAAACAAGAGTAGCTCTATGTTTAAATCAATGTTGGGCGCAAACTTGGTTAGTTCAGTAATTGGTTCAGCAGTTGGTAGCATTAAAGGTTCTTTGGGCGAAATGGTTGGAGAATTGAACAGTTCCAAGAAAGCGTGGGATACGTTTGATGGAAACCTTAGTAAATTAGGTTGGGGTAAAGACCAAATCAACCAAGCTAAAGAGGCAATGCAGGACTATGCAACTAAAACCATTTACTCGGCTTCAGATATGGCTAGTACGTTCTCGCAGATGGCTGCAATCGGTCGTGAGGATAGTGGACAACTAGTTGAGGCTATGGGTGGTCTTGCTGCGTCCGCAGAAAATCCTAAACAAGCGATGAAATCCTTGTCTCAACAAATGGTGCAGGCTTTAGCTAAGCCGAAAATCAGTTGGCAAGACTTTCGTGTCATGATGGAACAGGCTCCAGCAGGTATGAGTGCCGTTGCCAAAGAAATGGGGATGTCTCTAAATGAGTTGATTACTAAAATTCAAGCAGGGCAAGTTAAAACAGATGATTTTGCTGAAGCATTTAAACGAGCTGGTATGTCTATGCAGGACATGGCCACAAGCTATAAGACGATAGACCAAGCGCTAGATGGATTGAAAGAAACGCTAGCAAACAAACTAAAACCAGCTTTTGACGCATTATCTAAGGCAGGTATCAAGGCTCTTGAAGCGATTATGAATCAGCTTGATAAGATTGATTTTAAGAAGTTAGCAACTGGTCTTGAAGATGTTCTGTCAAAAATTAACTTTGATGCAATCGTTGAAAAGATAGCGTCGTTCGTGAGTGCATCTGTTGCTAAAATCAAGGAATTTTGGCAAGGTTTTTCGAATACAAGCGCAATTGCTGATTTTAAAAAGGCGTTGGGCGAAGTTTGGGAAGCTATTAAGAAGGTTGCATCAGCCTTTTCTGGAGGCGACATGGCCTCATTTGGTGAAAAGATCGGGAAAGCTTTAAGTATTGCTTCGACTGCTATTCAGTCCTTCGCCAAGGTTGTTCAAAGTTTGAGTCCAGAGCAGATAAGAGCCATTGCATCAGCATTTCTTGCATTTAAAACTGCTCAAAGAACGACTAAGTTAGCAACGGATGCTTTGACAGGACTTAGCAATGCGGCCCAAACATCCAAAACGGTATTCGGCGCTATGAAAAGCGCTTCGAACGTTGGTTCGGCTCTTTGGGGGATTGCTAGAGGGTCTAAAGCAGCAAGTTCAGCTTTAACATTTATGGCAGGAAGTTCAAAACTTGCTAGTTTCGCCCTAGGCGGATTAAATATCTTGTCCAAGATTGGTGGTTTTCTAGCTCCCGTTGCAACGGCTATTGTGTCGTTCGTTTCAGGCCCTGTCGGTCTGATAGTTGTAGCAGTTGTTGGAATAATCGCTGCATTCGTTTTATTGTGGAATAAATGTGAAGGATTCAGAAATTTCTTCATAGGCTTATGGGATGGAATTGTTAATACCGCTTCAAATGCTTGGCAAGGGATACAGAATGCTTGGAGTGGATTTGTAGAATGGTTCTCTAATCTTTGGAATAACATCAAAGAAACGGCTTCAAACACTTGGAATAGCTTCATGGAGAAGGCTCAGCCGGTTATCGATGCTATAAAGGCTGCATGGAATGTTTTAACAGAGTTCTTTTCTGAACTTTGGAAAGGTATTAAGTCTTTTGCTTCAGATGTTTGGAACAGTTTTTTAGAAGGTGCACAACCGATAGTGGAAGCGTTGATGAACGTTTGGAACGCTTTGACAGAATTCTTTTCAGCTCTCTGGAACGGAATCGTTTCAATAGCTACTACAGTTTGGAATGGGATTGTTGAAGCGGTGACACCGATCATTGAAGCAATCAAAACTGCTTGGAACAGTTTAGTTGAGTTTTTTACCAATTTATGGTCTAGTATCACAGAAAGTTCTACGGTCGCATGGAATGGATTTGTAGAGTTTCTAACACCTATTGTTGAAACTATCAAGGGTTTGTGGTCTGGTTTCTCTGAATTCATGGCTACAATCTGGAATGGAATTATTGAAACGGCTACGACTGTTTGGAATATGCTTCAGCCGGTCATTGAGGCAGTTTGGACAGCTATTCAGCAGTTTATAGCAAGCGCGATCCAAGTTATCCAAAATATAATTACTACAGGCATGCAGATTGTTCAAGAAGTATGGAATGCAGTTTGGAACGTGTTTACTACAATAGTTCAGACTGTTTGGACAGTCATTTCAACGGTCATTTCCACAGTTTTGAATGTTATAGCAGGTATCATCAATACGGCTACTGCGCTTATTCAAGGAAATTGGAGTGCTGCGTGGGAAGCAATCAAAGGTGTAACTCAGACAGTTTGGAATGGCATTCAAACAGTTATCTCAACGGTAATTAATGCTATTAGTAATATTATCAGCACAGTATTGAGCGCTATTCAAAATACTGTAACTACAATTTGGACAGGTATTCAAAACTTTGTATCAACCTCTATCAATGCGATTAAAGATACTGTAGTAAATGCAGCTAACGCCTTGAAAGAAGGTTTCTTAAGCGCGTTAGAAGCACTTAAAAGCGGAGTTTCTAGCGCCATTGAAGCGGTTAAAGGTTTCTTTGACCAATTATGGAATATTGATTTGAGTGCGGCTGGGCAAGCAATTATGGACGGATTTCTAGGTGGTTTAAAAGCTGCTTGGGGAGCGGTTCAAGATTTTGTCGGAGGTATTGCTAGCTGGATTGCAGAAAATAAAGGGCCAATCTCGTACGACCGTAAGCTCTTGATCCCTGCTGGGCAGGCTATCATGAGTGGTTTCAATACTGCTTTGATGGGTGGGTTTGAAGATGTCAAAGACAATGTATCTGGAATGGCAGACGGTATTCGTTCGATGTTTGACGATGCAGGTTCGCGAGTATCTGCAATGTCAAATGCTTTGCAGGGCGATTTCTCAAATAACGTTTCTGGTACATTGTCAGCAACGTATGAGGTTAGTCAGACAAAAGAGCCTGCTATCATCAACCTTGCTTTAGGTTCAAATGATTTCAAGGCTTTTGTAGCGGATATTTCAAATATCCAAAGTAAAGAAGAAAGGATAAGATTGAAGGCTTCAAGTCTTTAATGGTGTTCTAAGTGTATACTTTTAATGACACAATAAGAGGCAATCCGACGTTTAATTCTGGTTTAGAAGTACGTTTCGGTGATGTGAGCCTCAATCGAGAGATGAACAACGAGGACGGAACGTTCTTTGTAGCGAATACTACAGGGCGTGATGTCCTTGATTTTCATCACGAAACTGCGACTATCAAAGGTCGGGATGGCCAATATCTGTATGGTGCTACTTATAAAGAGCGTGAAATTGAGATACAGGTCAAGTTAACAGGATTTACTGATTCAGGTATGCGCAGACAGTACGAGCGATTAAATCGCTTGTTGTTTTCTAGGGAAGCTAAGAAATTAGTGTTTGGTGACGATTCAGGGCGATATTACAAAGCTATCTTTTCGAAGGTTAAGAAACCAGAGTTAGAAGATGCGAATGATACAGTTATTAAGCTGCATTTCATTTGCCACGATCCGTTCAAGTATACCGAATCTAAAACGGTAACAACTAGCAAGATTATATATAACGGCAATTTTCCAACAGAGCCTATTTTGAGACTAACAACACAAGCAGGTTCTGAAATTCGCATCTTGCATCTTGAAACGCAGAGATACATTCGGCTAAAAGCTACTTACATTCAAGGTTCAAATCTACTTGTTAATTGTGAGACAAGAGAAATCAAGTTGAACAACAGAAACGAGTTGATGAACTTCGATATGGTTAATAGTCGCTATTTTAAATTGCAAAAAGGTGTAAATACGTTTCAAGTTGTTGGAGCCACGTTGAATAGTATTGAGTATAAAGAGGTATTTGCATGATCTATTTATTTAATCAATTAGAAGAGTTGATAGATGTAATCGATGAAGCGAGCCTTGCAGAGTTTACTCATACGATTGAATTAAATCAATTTGATAGGTCCAGCTTTGAAATCCCTGTTGATTACAAGCCGGGCATTATCAAAGAAGCCCAGTTTTTCGGATTCCAATCACGAGACTGGGCTTTTTGTTTATTCAGAATTTCAGAAAAATCTTATGACATCAGTCTAACTATTGAAGGAATTGATAGAGCAGAAAGTGACTTACATTCATTTATTATCGAGGATAAGCGACCTAGTGGAACTGCTGATCAAGTATTGCGTGGAATTTTAGAAGGAACAGGCTATCAGCTCGGAGACACAAACCGATTAACCGTAAGTGGAAAGATGTCATTTTACTACATTTCTGTCAGACAGGCTCTCGTCAAAATTATTGAGTCTTACGGTTGTGAATTTCAGGTTCGATACACTTTTGTCGAAAATAAAATCATCGGTCGTTACATTGATGTTTACCAACGCTTCGGGCGCAAAACAGGCCATCAATTCGAGTATGGTTCTAACATTTTAAATGTTACCTACGAAGAATCGTCTGACGAGGTTATAACTGCTCTTATCGGCAGGGGTAAGGGCGAGCAAAACACAGATGATAATGGCGAGGCTACGGGTGGTTATGGACGTAGAATCCAATTTAAAGATGTTGTTTGGGCAGTTGCTAAAGGTGATCCAGTTGACAAACCAGCCGGCCAGAATTATGTAGCGAATGAGGCTGCTAGAAACAACTATGGTTTGCACCAAAATGGCGTTATTAAGCATCGCTTTGGTGTATATACCAACGAGAATATTGAAGATCCAGTTGAGTTGTTGAAAGCGACTTATAAAGAGTTGCAACGTCTTTCTGTCCCTATTGCTACGTTCAAAGCCAATCTTTTAGATTTAGCTAATGCTATTGAACAAGACATTTGGATTGGTGATAGCATCGGAATTGTAAGAGACCAGATTGGAATAGCTTTTGAAGCTAGAATCCACAAATTGGTCATTGACAAGTTAGATGATAATCGCTCAGTCGTTGAACTTGGAGATTACCAAACGTTACAAGCCAAAGATCGCACGACACGACAACAAGCAATAATAGATGCAGTAAGCGGATTTAGTGAATCGCTGATTGAAAAAGCAATCGCAGATGAAGTCGAAAGACGAGATAAAGAATTCGACGAGAAGATGCGAATCAGCAAACTTGAATTTGATAATGCTCTCGAATCTGTTAAAGCTAAAGCTGAAGAAGTCAAGCAAGAACTCTCTGGCAATATCAACCAGCGTTTCAGCAGTTTTGACAATGGGCCTTTACAAGAAGCCAAGCGCAGGGCTGAAGAAGCTTTGCGAAACGCTGGCGCAAGTAGTTTACTAGCTCAGGAAGCGAAGCGGATTGGTCTGGACTCTGTTGCTAAGCTTGAAGAGTTTAAGAGACAGACCACGAGCGCTCAAACGGCTCTGTCGGGTGATTTGGATGTTTTGAAACGGACCATCGCGAATGATATTCGACCGAATCAAGAACAGGTTACAGCTGAGATTGCTAAGCAAGTTGAAGCACTTAACCGAACCAAGAATGAACTGGCCGGTGTGAAGTCAGCGCAAGCGACGTATGAAGAGACGACGACGCGTAGACTGGCAGAACTGACTAATTTGGCGAACGGTAAGGCAAGCAAGTCAGAACTCACGCAGACGGCCGAGGAGCTGACTAGTAAGATAGCGAGTGTGCATTTAGGTCGTAGAAATCTGTTAAAGGGCACAAAAGAGCTTGCGAGACACAAGCCAGCCAGCGAATACAACGGTTTTAAGGTCATCAGGACGGTTGCAGGAGCGACAGGCTATCGCGACAGCTACACGGAAAGAACAGTCATCTCAACGACTGGCACAGAGTACATTGCAATTTTTTATGCAAGAGCCAGCGAAAACGACTATCCTATACGATGCCATTTTTACAATCCAAACACCGTCACATTATCCGAAAATAGTAGTGGATATATGTCGAAATGGTCAGATGGCTTGTCTGTCATCCGTCTCACGACAGACTGGCAATTGTGTTGGGTTAAATGGACTCAGATCGCAACAGATCAAGCCAAGACGGTTATCATTGGCCGTCATGGCCCGCAAGTAGGAGGCAAAGAGGGAGCATGGATTGAAATCTGCGCTCCAGCGCTTTTTGAAGGAAATATTGTCAGCGACTGGTCACCAGCTTACGAGGACCAAGACGAACGTGTCTCAGCGGTTGAGTCCAGCTTTAAGCAACGAGCTGACTCGCTTGAGGCTGGTGTCAGCCGCCTGACTGAAGGATTGAGAACCAAAGCGGATATCAGCTCACTCAACGTGACTGCTGAGAATATCAGGCAGTCCGTGAAGAGTCTTGAGACAGACACACAGAACAAGCTAAATCAGATGTTGAGTCTGGCTGAATTTGAAGTCCGGGCTGGTTCTATCCGTCAGGAAATCCTGAACGCAACCAAGGAAAAAGCAGATAAGACCTTAGTTGTGGCTGAAGCTGGGAAATTGCGAGAAGAATTTTCGAGCTTGCGAGTTGGTGGTCGGAATTTCATTCGGAATTATGATTGGAACAGATTACTACCTCTTAATGGCGCCGGCCCCAGCTGGGAATTCGAACGAGTAGAAGACCAATTCGCCAAGAGCGGATACATGCTGAAAGCAACTTGTACAAAGAACGGAAATGGCGGCTTTCATAAGGTCTTTTTCGATTTGAGAGCTGCCGAATTTCAAGGTAAGGATATGACCTGGTCTTGGGACATAAAATCAAGTCGACCAATTACATTTTACGCAATGGGATTCGAAGCAGGCGGATTAAATAGGAATGTGCCTGTATCAACGGAATGGGAACGAATTTCCAACACATTCAAAGTTGCATTTAAGCAATACTATTCGTGCGTATTTTATGCAAACGGATGGGAGGTTGGCGATGTAGTTTATATTCGAGATCCACAATTAGAAGAAGGTACGATTGCTACGTCTCCGAAGCCTGCACCCGAAGATACCGATGGACTTATCACTGAAGCTAAAGCTATCTTTGAGCGAACGGCTCAGGGCTTGCAAACGGGCTTATCAGCTATTCAGGAATATGTCAATAAAGATGGTCAGCGACAGGAAGCTCTACAGCGTTACACTCGCGAAGAGAGTGCTAAACAAGCGACGGCTGTACGTGAGCTGGTAACAAGGGACTATGTAGGCAAAGCGACTTATCAGGAAGATGTGAAGGGTATCAATCAGAGGATTGAAGCTGTTAAAACTAGTGCGAATAAAGACATCGCTAGTCAAATCGCAAGCTATCGTCAATCTGTAGATGGTAAATTCACAGATATTTCAAGTCAGATAACTACTTATAAGCAAGATTTGGGCGGTCAAATCAGCGGTCTATCAAATAGAATTACAAGCAGTGAGCAAGGAACCACTACTCAGATTTCAAATCTTTCAAATCGGATAAACAGTAACAAACAAGGCACAGATAATCAGATTTCAAATTTAAAGACTCAGGTCGCTACAAACAAGGATAATGCTGAACGACAAATGGGTAGAATATCTGATCAGGTCTCTGCAAACAAAGCAAATGCTGATAGTCAATTTGCGAATGTGACCAATCAACTAGCACGAAAAGTAGAGACTACTGACTTCCAGCGAGTCAAAGAAACCAGCCAGCTCTATGAGCGTATTCTAGGCAATACTGAAAATGGAATTGCGGATAAGGTTGCTCGTATGGCTATGACCAATCAGCTGTTTCAGGTTGAGGTGTCAAAGGCTTCAGCTGGTGGACGAAATCTATTTCTAAATTCATTGTTTAAGTATGATCTTCATCAACGTTATTCAACATATCATGTAAATGACAGTGTTGAACAAACGCAAGGACAGCTTGCTTTGAGTATAGACTCGAATACGAAATTCAGAGGAGCTAATACGTTGAAAATTGTATCGACGTTCAACGGGAAGCCGAACAATCAGAAAGTTACTTTTAGAACTGGCGGAGATATGCGCTTGAATACAGCAGATGAAATGCGCAATAAATCTGTGCGTTTCAGTTTTTGGGCAAAGTCTACTGTCAATAACACGAATTTTCAAGCTAGAGCAGGAAATCGGAACGCCGTTGAAGGTGTCTCGTTGACTACCGATTGGAAATTCTATGATATTCAGTTAACAAAAAGCGAGAATTCAAATGCAAGTAATGAAGTAATCATGCATGTATTCACCGCTGCGACTGTTTGGATTGCATTTCCAAAAGTTGAGATCGGAACAGTATCGACTCCATTCTCAGAAGCTCCCGAAGACACAGACGAAGCTATTCGCACGGTTCAGAGCCAACTATCTGGTTCATGGGCCGTCCAAAATCTAACCAGCGCAGGTTCAATCGTTTCACAAATCAATGCGACGAACAATCAGATCTTGATTGAAGCTGAAAAGATTCGATTGAAGGGGAAGACCTTACTTGATGAGTTGACAGCTATTCAAGGTTACTTCAAGCGTTTGTTCGTTGGTGAAGGTACGTTCGCGACTCTGAATGCGGATGTTATACGAACGAACTCTATCACGGCTGATAAGCTGGTCATGGATATGGCTATGGCTAGAAGATTTGTATCAAGTGATCTCTTCACAGATACGCTTGCTGCTAAAGAAGCCTTTATCAATAAGCTCCGGTCAGTCGTAGTCACTGCAACCTTGCTTGAAGGTTATAGAGGTCGTATCGGTGGGTTTACACTTGGTCAATTTGATCAGGGTGGCGGTCGCTGGATTTCAGGTGTAAATCAGTTTTCTGTTGGTATGGGGAATGGTGCCGGGGATGGAGTCCGGACAGCCTTCTGGGCGAACTGGGGAAATAATTGGAACTATGCCGGACCTAAAGCATGGAACGTCAATACCGATGGGAAAATGTACTGTAGGAATGAAGTCGGTTTTTATGATCAAGTGGATTTTTCGAATTCATCCAGCGCCCAATTTTATGGCTCAACATATTTTCGGTACTCTCCTCGGTTCACAAGTGGAATCCATATGTACGATCAAGATATTTTGGGAAATGGAGGAAGTCCTCGAAACAGTGGGCAAAACGCAGTTGTTTGGTGGAATCAGGTCGGTAGTGGTAGCGTGAAGTATTGGATGGACCAAAAATCAGACAGACGCTTAAAAGAGAACATCACAGATACAGCTGTGAAAGCCTTGGACAAAATCAACAGATTAAGAATGGTTGCATTTGATTTCATCGAAAGTAAGAAACATGAGGAGATTGGTCTAATAGCTCAAGAGGTTGAAACCATCGTTCCAAGAATTGTCTCACGAGATCCTGAGAATCCAGATGGCTATCTGCATATCGACTATACCGCTTTAGTACCATACCTAATCAAGGCAATTCAAGAACTCAATCAAAAAATAGAAAAAATGGAGAAAACAATAGCATGAATAACAACATGGACGCAGTAGTAAATCAGTTAACACTTGATTCGCTGACTGAAAAGCTAGCAGTCAGTGAGAAAGAAGCAGCTCAGAATGAAGCTCTTTATTTGTATGCAGCAAGCGAATTGCACACGATGAAAGAGGTTCTAGAATATGACCCAGCTCTAAAAGAGTTATTTGAAGAAGTGAAAGGAAAAATGACAAATGGCAATTAATGGATATAAATTAGCAACCAAACCATATCTTCGTGGTTCAGGTGATAATGTTCGGACACTAGTTGAAATCCGTTTAGAAGAAGGGACTCGTTATAGTTCTAACGCTCGTGAGCTAGCAGGTGACCGCACAAATGAATCAGAAGATGTCTTGATTCAAGCGGTGCTTGAAGTGGTAAAGGCTGAACTTGATCCTGGCGCAGCAATCGTTAAAGCACAGGCGCAACTTGAACAGGCCAATCAGAAGATTGCACATAATGAAAGCGAGCAGAACCGACTCTCTGCGCTTGCAAATAAAATCGATAAAGTAGTACGTGTCATGGCACAGGATTCAATCATGGGCGAGAAAATCGCCTACGGAACAACCTACAAGCTCCTTGTAGAACTCTTCCCATTTGCAGAAGAAGGCAAGGCCTATCAACCAGGGGATATGTTTGTCGTCGAAGATCCTGAACACGTTGAATTAAATGGCGAGGGCAAGCGTATCTTGATTCAGACGAATCAGGCTTTCACTTACAAAGGCGAATCTCTCAAGCAGCTTGAAGGTGGGCCATCCCAAAATGGCCTTCTTGCAATCTGGAAGTGGGATGGCCAAAAAAATGGAAGTGATCTTGACACCACTCGAATTCCTGCACAATAGATTGGAAGTGGTCTGATTGGAATTACTAGCATTTCTAGATAAATTGAGTCCAATTCTAATCGTAATCATTCCTAGCTATTTTTCTTTCAAAAGCACGCAGAACACGAAAGAGACTGATAAGCAAATCAGTCTCTTATCTGACAAAATTAGTGCTATTGAAAAGACGGTCTCAAATGTTGAGACTATTGGAAAAGATAATAGCAAAGGATTGAGTGTTATTGGCAAAGGTCTTCAAAGATTACAACGTTTTCGATTACAAGAAAACCTAAAAAAAGCAATAAGACGAGGCAATACCAATCAGCATGAGATTGAGGAGTTGTCTCGTCTTTATGAAAGTTATGTCGAGCTTGGTGGCAATGGCGCCATCAAGGTATTGTATGAAAAATTTCTAGAATTAGAAATTGTGGAGGAAAATATAAATGCAACAGATTAACGAAATTTTACTAAACGGAGCAATCAGCATCCTAGTTATTTTGCTAGGTATCGTAATCAAGTCAATCAAAGACTACCTTATTAAGAAGGGTGGCGAACAGACGGTCAAGATTGTCGAAATCTTGGCTAAGAATGCGGTCAACGCCGTAGAGCAGGTCGCCTCTGAGACCGGCTTCAAGGGCGAAGAGAAGCTCGAACAAGCCCGCGCCAAAATCCGTGCAGAGCTTAGCAAGTACAATATCAGCATGACTGACAAAGATTTGGACACATTCGTTGAATCTGCTGTGAAGCAGATGAATGATGCTTGGAAGGAGTAAGTATGTCTAAGAAACAAGAAATGATTCAATTCTTCATCGATAAGGCCAACGCTGTCGATGGAGTGGATAATGATGGAGCTTATGGCTTCCAGTGTACCGACGTGCCTTGTTACGGGCTACGTCATTGGTACGGCGTGACGCTATGGGGGAATGCCTACGACTTGCTTGAGTCAGCACGTTCACAAGGCCTGAAAGTCGTGTATGACGCTGACTATCCAAAGGCTGGCTGGTTCTTCGTAAAATCCTATGTAGCTGGCGACGGTGTCAACTACGGGCATACAGGTCTTGTATATGAGGACTCAGACGGAAATACTATCAAGACGATTGAGCAGAACATCGATGGAAACTGGGACTACTTAGAAGTGGGTGGCCCTTGTCGCTACAATGAGCGTTCTGTAAGTGAAATCGTTGGGTATATCGTACCGCCTGAAGAGGTTGAAACTGGCTGGAAACAGAACCAGTACGGCTGGTGGTGGGTTCGTGAAGATGGCTCATACCCAACCGATAAATGGGAGAAAATCAACGATGTTTGGTACTATTTCGATGACAAAGGCTTCATGAAGCGCAGTACATGGTTGAACTATAAGGATGCTTGGTACTGGTTCACGGATTCAGGATCTATGGCCACTGGCTGGGCTCGTATCAACAACGCCTGGTATTATTTCGATGAAGACGGCAAGATGGTCACTGGTTGGATTAAGCACAAGTTGACTTGGTACTACCTCGACCGTAAGAACGGTAACATGGTATCAAACTCATTTGTACAATCCGCAGACGGAACAGGCTGGTACTACCTCAAACCAGACGGCACAATGGCAGATAAGCCAGAATTTACGATTGAGCCTGACGGACTCATCACGACAAAATAAAACAGAAAGAATAAAAAATTATTACACTAGACCGCAGGCATTAGCTTGCGGTTTTTTGTTTGCTCTGAAATACGCTTGATAATCGCTTGAAATTCTGAAAAACCTTTATAGATATAGGGTTAGGAGTGTTCTTTTTCGCTTGAATATCTTTATTTCGTTCTGAAAGTAGAAAAACAGTGATTTTTCACTGCTTTTTAATTTCTTCTACGAATAGATAAGTAGGAGGAATAAAAATGAAGATTTTAAATATTGAACTAGCAAATGTAGAGCAGACAGACTTAGGTTTTGAACATTGTGTGGATGTGACTTATAGTGTGCCGATTTTGAAAAACGAATATACGGTCAGATTGTTGCTGCTCTTTGACTTTGAAATTGAAGATGACAAAGTGATTGAGTATCTAGTCAACGCTTGGAAGTACCGTGAGCTCGTATTACATTCTGTGAGGATGTATGAGATGGAACGAAATGTTCACACCTAACACCTCGCCCCAAACTCGCCCCAAAAGTTTTTTAAAGTTATCCTTTTTTATCCTAAGATAAAAACAAAAAAGCCCGTAAAATCGGGCTTTCTTTTCGGATAAATTCCTATAATAAAAAAGGCGGTAGACGGATTTGAACCGACGATCAAGCTTTTGCAGAGCCGTGCCTTACCACTTGGCTATACCGCCTTAACTTT